CGGGTGTATGACGAGGCTGTTGCCTCTTTGTCGATTAAGAGTGTGACCCAGCAAGATAGCCATGTCAAGGTTTTTGTCAAGTACGAGAAAACTGATTATACGAGGAAGTCTGACCCTGTTCCCAGGGTCATCTCTCCGCGCGATCCCCGATACAACGTCGAGGTGGGATGTTTTCTTCGTCCAATTGAGGAACGGATTTTCGAATCGCTCGCATCTTTGTTTGAAAACAAAAAGACTGTGTTCAAGGGTATGAACGCAGCTGACAGTGGGAGGAAGATGTTTGATCTCTGGAGTTCATTCACCAACCCTGTTGCTATCGGACTTGACGCTTCGCGTTTTGATCAGCACGTTAGTGAACAGGCTCTGGTGTGGGAACACCAGCTTTACCCGTTATGTTTCCCAAAGCCCTACCGCAAGAAGTTGGAAAGACTCTTGTCTTGGCAGGTTAAGAACACATGCAAGGGGTACACTGAGGATGGCAAACTTAAGTACACCAAGATTGGAGGCCGCATGTCTGGCGACATGAACACCTCTCTTGGTAATTGCATCCTTATGTGTAGTATGATCAAACAGTATTCCTTGGACAGGGGCGTCAGGACTCTTCTGGCCAACAATGGTGACGACTGTGTCGTCTTCATGGAAGCCAAAGATCTTGAGCGTTTCTCTTTTGGGTTGGACGGGTGGTTCCGCAGTCTTGGTTTCAACATGACTGTGGAGGAACCTTGTCACACTTTCGAAGAGATTGAGTTTTGCCAGACTCACCCCATCTTCGTCGGGCCTAGTTATGACGACTACTTGATGGTCCGTCATCCTAAATGGGCGATCGCCAAAGACACCATGTGTGTCAATGGCTTTCAAACTAATAGGCAATACTTGGCTTGGCTGGATGCTGTCGGCACCGGGGGCCTCGCCATGACTGGAGGTGTGCCTGTGTTCCAGGATTTCTATAGAACTTATTGTTCTTATGGGGTCAGGGGCGACACACACTATCACGCCCAGTCTTGGGGAGTTCGCAGTTTGCAGAAGGGCATGGTGAGGTCATACTCACCAGTCAGTCCACACACTCGTGCCAGTTTCTACTGGGCCTTTGGCGTTACGCCTGATGAGCAGTTAGTCATGGAGGATTTCTACAGTAAGGTTCGGTTGGACCAACATTATCGTGATGATGTTGAGTTTCAGCCTCTATTGCCTTTGTAGCGCCGGCGGGCGAAAACCGCAGTGGGTCGTGTGGGTGAAAGGCCCAAAACGTTTCCTCAGGGTGTAAATATTTACGTGCTATCCAGAATGCCGAACGACTGCACGGCGCCATCCCCTGTTGGTTCCACACGATGAACAGTCTCCGTTGTTGCCGGGGATCCACTACAGCAACGAAATAATTTTTACCAGACAACAATTTTTGAGATAGTCTATGAAAGATGGGCAAAAACAACCAAATCGTCGTGCGCCCGAAGGGCATGACCAACAACCAACTGAAACGTGCCGCTGCTCAGATTGGCAAGGATGCATTGATTGCACTTGTCAAGAGCAACGGTTCAACCAACGTCGCTTACGAGATAGCGCGTGGTGGCGTAAACTTGTCTCGTGCTGCAGCGTCTTGGTGGGCGCAACGGACCGCGTCCGTTCCCCAAGACATTGTTCTTACCGAGGCTCCGGGCGCTACAGGAGCAGCGGTTCGTGGCTCCGCTAAATTCAATGGCAATATTCGTATCAAGCATCGTGAACTGGTCCAGGCTAATGTCGCGAACGCCGCTTGGCGAATCAATCCTGTTGATGGATCCACGTTCCCCTACCTTAGCACCCTCGCAACCATGTTTGACAAGTACAAGTTTCATAGCTTGAACTTTGTCGTTGTCTCCGCAAGTTCCACCATTGTTGATGGAAGGTGGTATTGTTCTTGG